CTTTCCTAGGATATAGATATTATCTTTTTGTAAGTAGGGAACAAGCTTGAAAGCATCATAGTTTGGTGTAACTTGGTAATGCTTAATAATTTCTTTCATCAAGGTAGTTTTGCCTGATCCAGGTTCGCCACCAATAGCAATTACTTTCATAATACCTCACATAAATTCTTCAAGACCAATTTTATTTTGTACGAACAAACCTGTCGCGTCTAATATATTATTTTGGCTATACAAAGCCATTTTACTATCATCAATCTTATTAGTCAACAGTTTATTATTTAGTGTTTCTTTACGAGCTTCCCACATAGGTTGCCAGTCAATACCAAACCAATCATCGTTTTCGCACTGTTTAATTTCTTCAGCTTGACGATCAAGGTAATAACCAAGGTAACGCCCACGACTGACACGAAATAGCTTCTTGAATGAACAAAGACAAGTTTCCATATCAAAGTAATCAGTGTTTGGAAACTCTTCTCTAACTTCCTGTAAAATATAATATGCTTGACCATCAAGATAGTTAACCTCTTGATCGGTAAGTTTCTTATCATACCAATCGTCAAGCCCAAGAGCCATAACAAGACCGTTACGATGAGAACGACTTCCATCATAATCGTCAAGCATCAAATGTGGAGGTTCAATGGGAACACCACAACACTGTTTGAGTGTTTGCATATAAAACCAAGTTGAGTAACGACCAAACTTATGGAACTTTGTTTTTACTTCTGACCAAAGTCCGTCGAAGTTTTCTCTTGCTGATCTTTCAAGGAAGGGATCGAAGGTTTCTTTTTGAGTGCGATCACCAACCCATTGCTTGTAACTTTCGAACTGGGCTGGAAGATGACCTTTGTTCCACTTGGTGTCAGTTTGATAACGGAGCCGTTTGTAATTGTTATTATTCCATTCGCGGAGGCGTTCGATTCCGACGAGTTCCATGTCGGGGAACTCATTCCAAATCACCCAAGTTGTTGGGAGATAATAGGTTGTGCCATAAATCCAAGAGATCCATAGTTTTTGCTCCGTATTATGTTCGAAACGATCGAACAAATAGTTCGTCATGAAGATAGCAGGGTCACAATCCTTAATAGATAATGACCACTTATACCATTTAATAAAGTCTTGCTTACGTTGTAATTGTATTGTTGTCATCAAAAAAGCATTTCATAAATTCATTATATCTAGAAGGATGCTCAAAATCAAACTCTTTATGTTTCTTTACTTTCTTCATAATCCACTTTATCTTAGCATTACGCAATTCTTGCGGATATGAATTAAGTATTTCTAAAGAACTCATATTTGTAGTTTGTTTAAAACATTCAACGCCTTTATCATTGATTGGCAAATCACAAAACATCGAATGACTGATGGTTGTTCCCCAATAAGTCATTCCAAGTTTATCATAAAAACCAAGAGCAGATTTATTACAATCTAAACGAATGCTAGTTGCGCCAGCTTCTACAGCCTCTAGTATGTTACGATGTAACATTTCTCGTGCAGAACCTTTACCCCTACCAGAAGCAGGAGTAAAGATATTTGATATAAAAAGAACTTTTGACTTTGCTTGGCCTGAGATCTTCATAAAACAAACAGAAAGAATATTTCCGTTTAGTTCTAATACTCTCGGAGGCCAATCTTCCCAAGCTTTCATAAAGTCCCACATTCCTATAGCAACTTTAGAGAACTTGAAATCTTTTCCTATAAGAGTATTATGATACTTTAAATAATCGTTTTTGTCAAGCATTTTGTAGATCATATTGCTTCTAAAAATCTGCGCTGTTTACCAAGAACATTCAGACCGAGCTTTTCAGCCGTTTCATTGTCTAGGTTACGATCAGTTCTTTCATACTTGGTCTTTTCCCAACCCATGTACAATTCGTGATCATATGTAAATGGCGGGAACTTGTAATCATAAGAAAAAAGGATTTCTTGCACGTCAGGTCCGTTGTTAAGGGCAGCATCCATAAAGGCAGTGGCGAAACGGAAGCTGTCTTCAATTTCGCGACGATCAATAGAGCTACGGAAACAACGAAACTCTACAGTCTTTGAGTTCTTCAAAGCATAGGTATGAATACCATAGCGGAAAGGACGAGATTGAATTTTAGCATCCTTACCACAACAATGAACACGAAGCCAATCTTCAAAGTCAACAGGAACAGTTGCAAGATTTTCAAGCAACCAATTAGGGGCAATACGACCACCATCATGCTTCAAATAAGTCTTTGCAGTCTTTGTCTGTGTCATATTAGGATAGACTCTAAACTGATAAACACGATCCATAGTGATGTGCTGATTTTCCTTGATGTAACGCATCAAACGCTTTAGAGCGTCAATATCTTCAATCAAACCTGGAACGTGAATATGAAGATGACCGTGATTAACACAACCAGCAGTAGGAGAAGTTCCATGCGCATCAAATAGCTCCTTAACCTTCATGATGTTATCAACTTGATGCTGCCAAGTCTTTGTCGGCTTCATATTAATTTCGCCACCGACTGGCGGATTAATTCCTTTCGGGTCTGAACCAAGACCACGATAAGGTTCTCTTTCATTAATAATATCTGTTTCGCAATATTCCCAAGAACCAAGTTCTTCAGGAATTTGCATCTTGCGATCTATATCGCCCCACTCGATCTCGAAACCATAGGTAAATGTATTTGGGTGATAATACTTCATTGTAAATCCTCAATATTGAATGTTTCTTTAAGCCACTTATCATCAGCCACTTCAAAATGACTGAGCTTAAAGTTATTTACATTATAAATTTCGAACATTCTAGTTTTTTCTGAACTAGGGATACCGCTGCGCTTTAAAATGTCTTTTGTAGATGCAAAGATCGTTACACGATCATCAGAATAATAGTATAGCGGTCTTTCATGATTACGAAAAGCTGTTAATCTTTTATCGGCAAACAGCGCACAGACCGCCATACTAGCTGGGTGAAACACAGTTAGTGGATTTTCGTCTTTTTCCATTGCTCGCAGAACAAGCTCGGAGTCATTTGCTGTTTCTGTTTCGTAGCCAAATAGCTGACGCCATGTGCTAGAAGGTTCTTGGGATATGACTCCGTTATGCACAATGCCCAACTCATCAGTTGCAAAAGGCTGATTGTAACGTAGGTCAGAAGTGCTATAGCGAATGTGACCAATACAATAGAGATTACCATCTTCGTTTCTCCAAGTTTCTAAGTTTTGTTTTTGTATAAACTCATCAGCCGGAATTGGTTCTTTAATTGTGTGAACTTTACCATTCTTTACATAAGAAACACCAGTAGCATGCTTGCCACGAATCATTGACTGTTGAAAAAGACTACGGATAATTCCGTAGTCTCTCTCGTTAAAATCAGCAATTGTTATGCCAAGGACTCCACACATTAAAAGAATGCATCCAAGCTCGCTGCTGCTTCCTTTGCGTATGGATCTGTGATGTTGTGCTTCTTCATATAATCAAACCACTCTTGATCATCCCACATTCCGGGAGAAACACCATTCCATAATGGTCTTTGTAACTTGTGATCCTTATTAAGGCGGCGCTCCTCAACAAACTGTTTACGAAGCATCTCGTAATCCCAAGATTTCAATTCAACCATCTTTTCACGGAAATAACAAACAAGTGTCAACCGATCATTATCGTCACCAATAAGAGCGTCATTACCATGAATACCACCATGGTTGTTAACGAGCAACATATCTCCAGGTAGAAGATTGATACCTATACGATATTCAGGGAGAATAAACTCAGCACCTTTCCAACCCTTACCTTCAGGACCAGTGATGCCACAGATGTTAGAAAACCCTTCATGCAAATCACCAGCGTCTCGGTGACAAGCTGTACGCCAGTTATGATTAACTGTCAGTGTTGTGAAAACTGTCTCATCAACAAGGAATCTCGTGTCAAGCTTGTCAGCTTCGCGGCGCTGATTGCCCCAGCGAATAGGTAAAAGTTCTCTAAACTGGTCATTTAACTTACGAAGATAAGGGAAAGCAAGCTTAAACTTTTCTGGATTCTTTTCATTATAAGAACAAACACGACCATGAGGAATACGGGGATATCTGTCAAAATATCCAGCAATACCAGACATGACAGATTGAGCATAATTAGTATCAGAAATATAATTATTGATTACGTAATTAGCTTCTTTGATTTGCTCTTCACGAGAAAGATTATGCGTGCCAGTAAGCCACTTTTCAAACCAACCGTGATACTCAGGATACTTTTTTGTAACTGCAGAACGTAACCAAACCTGACCACGAGTTTCTTCTTTTGAACCCTTCTTATGACTTTCACGAATTGATTCGATAGTTGTTCCATCATCAAATGTATTAGTAGGTCTTGCCAAGAAAGAAAGAATCTCAAGGTGTTCAGCAGTCACCCAATCGCGGTTGCCACGACCTTCCTGACCTAACTGATCGCCACGTGGACCAGCCGCCATGCCACGATTTTGCGACTCAGTCGCAGCATCTTTAAGACCAGCATACGCCATGTCCATTTCTTCTTTAGTGAACACGTTCTTTCTGAACTTAAAAATGATATTCTCTTCAGAGAGTTTACCATCAATAGATTCAGCATAAAGATCACAATCTTCAGTTATGATCCTATCCGTATAATCTTTACAAGTAATAAAAGAACCAAGAGTTTCTTCCGAATCAATTTTCTTTCTTACAAGAACCTCAACCATTTACTTCTCCATGTTTGTATATGTACGATACTTCGTATATATACGAATCATAATTCAAAATTGAATTAATGTCAAGCATTAGCTATACTTTTTAAGAATACCTTCTATGTCGGCTGGTTGCCAACCCTCGGGCTTCTTGATTTTTCCATCTTCGCGACGAATAACCTTACCGTCAACAAGCTTATTCATATTCGCTGAATGAATCGCATTGAACACTTCATCAAGAGGAATACCGTAAGAAACAGCAGTACCACAAGCGATGTAGATAATATCTGCAAGTTCAACAGCAAGATTAACGATATCGTTGTTTGCCTCAGCCTGATTATATTCTTTGTGTTCTTCGCTCATAAGCTTGATGCGAAGAGCACGCTCAAATTCGCTATCAGGAAGCTCTGGCTTTTCACCAACACGTTGTCCGAAAGCTGTATGAAAGTCGCGGACCATCTCAAACATAGTCTTCATATTATTCCTTTACTCCTAAAAGTTTACGAATCTCTTTCTTCGCGTTAAACTCACCAGAATGGTACACACATTCAAGCAACCCTATGATACCATGATATAAGTGCTTATCGTTTATTGTAATATCAAGATGGCCACCTGAAGACCAACAAGAAAGATTACAGCTATCCCAGTCATCGTTCACACCACAGGCTGTATTTTTCTTAAAGAAAGAAGCCATGTATCCTGACTGGTGAAGGGTATGAGGGTTGTTTTGATCGTCAATCATTAATCCACTCCGGAGGTTGTCTGTTGGTCCACTTGTGCATTCTAGCCTTGCCAATCTTATAATAATTCCGATAATTAGTCAAGGGGTCATTTGAAATTTTATATTCGTCAGCCATGGCCGAAGGCATTAGAGTCATATCATATTCTTTAAGATTATGGGGCGGAGACTGAAGCATATAGCTAAGATCGCCTTCTACTTTATGGTTCTTATTATAACGATGAGTATACTCGTTCAATAACGCAAACATATGATCCGCGAGCCAGTTATAGTTTTCAACAGACTTGCGACACCAAACAGCAGAGGGATGATTGATGTGAGTTGCTGAATACAAAACTGGCTCGCGAGCATCTGCGAGAGTCCAACGCTTTACATTACGGCCAGTCGCAGATTTACCAAGATTTTCAACACCATCGAGCAAACGATGCGCAGTACAAAGAAGTTGCGCAGACTCAAGGATCATTTTGACAACATGCTTGTCAACCATCCACTGAGCAGCTTGTACTGGATCTTTATCAATGTAGAAAATGTTCATGCAGATACTTTCATTTCAAATTTATCGCCACGTTTCCATTTCTTCAATGCTTGGTCGCGGTGATAGCGGTTTGCTCTGTTGTAGAAAAAGATTCCATCCAAATGATCTAGTTCATGTTGAAATATTCTAGCAGTCATTCCCGTAAACTGTTTCGTTAACACATCGCCATTAGGCGTACTGAATCTAACACGAATATGCTGCGGTCTAGTAATCTTAACTAATAACCCATTATAAGTCAAGCATCCTTCTTCAAGTTCTACTTTAGCTTCCGACTTCCAAACAATTTTTGGATTGATGCAAACAAAGTTTTCAGGAGCTCCTCTCATAGCAAAAATTCTATATGGGATACCAACTTGATTGGCAGCAATACCTATCCCGTTGTTATCGTACATAAACTTGACAAGATCTTTAGCAAACTGCACAGGATCAAATGGAGCACTTAAAAAATTAAATGTTTTACAAGGAGTGGTTAATATTGGGTCATTATGATTTACTAACTGCATTAGACTATCCTACTAAAATTTTTATGCTTTTCAAACCGTAATACTTTCTCAAACTTATCGTAAAGCTGATCAGTTTTATGACTTATTATAAACGTGTTTGTATCTGAAGTCAAGCTGTTTATTATCTTGAGGAACTCTTCTGTTCCATTAGAGTCTAAAGAACTGTCAAACACTTCGTCCATGATAAGAATGTTCGTATTGATAGAGTTTCTCAACTTAGCAATAGCTCTCCAAGTGAAAAGAATAGCAAGATTAATACGCATCTTTTCGCCTTCAGAGAAAGAAGCATAACTGAAAACGTCTCTATATCTTGATTTAATAGTCTCATTGAACTCTTCATCAAGTTCAAACTGACACATGAATTCCATTGAAGAAAGATATTTGTTAATCAGCTTATTGATTACGGGAATATACTGCTTGATAATCTTAGCTTTAATGCCGCCGTCTTTCAATAAGTTAGATGCGATAGAAAGAATGTTTTTTTCTTCTAACAAGTCATAATACTTTTTCTCTAGATCTTTAAGGTTTTTTTCTAGTTCTGGAACTTTATTATCTTCTTCATGTGCAGACCTGTTGTCTATCTTTTGTATTTCTTTTTCTAACGATCTACGATAATCAAGTAATGAAGATATTTTTGTTTTTACTCTACTGATTTCAAGCTTGTTATGGTTAATTTCATTATGAATGTCCATCATCTCATTAATACGGTTGTTGACCTTTTCATATTCTTCACTGAGCCTCTCAAGACCTTCCTGTATATTTCTGATCTCAGTTTCTTTTGATGTGATGGTTTCGCTTTTAAATTGCTCATCGATCTGCTGCTTACAAGTAGGACAGTTGTCATACTTGTGAAAAAACCCAACTTCTTTATTCAAAACGTTTAAGTTTGCTTCGATCTGATGTTTTAGCTGACTAAGCTTTTTCATCTTTTTAGAAACAGCTTCTTCATCGATTAAAGAATCTTCAAGTTCTTTTCGAGCCTTTTCATAACCACAATACTCATCACTGAGTTTTTGTATTTGTTCATTCGTCTCAGTTATTCTAGATTGCTTTTCTTCAATGAGCTTTTCATTATTACTTTGAATTTCTTTTAAATGTTCTTTAACGAGAGCTATCTTTTCTTCGATAAGATTTTTCTCCGAACTAGAAGACTGTATCTGACCAGAGTTAAGAAGAACTTTATCTTTTAGTAATAAATTCATCTTAGTAAAAATTTGTAAATCCAATAAGTCTTCAATGATTTCTCTACGCTGATACGCAGTAAGCTGCATGAAGGGTTGAAATGTCGCAGAACCCAATACAACAACTTGACAGAACGACTTATGATTTACTTTGATGATCTGCTTTTCTAAAATATCTTGGTAGTCTTTCATCTCAGCAGACTGATTCATCAGTTTGTCGTTTTGGTAAACTTCAAAGATGTTCGGCTTTATTCCACGGATAATTTTATATTCGTTAGAACCAATAGAAAACTCAACCTCTACAACCATTTGTTTTTGGGTTATGGTATTAAGAAGTTGCGGCTTATTAATTTTTCTGAATGGTTTACCAAACAAAACAAAAGAAAGGGCGTCCAGTAAAGTTGATTTACCAGCACCGTTTTCACCCACAATTAATGTGGTACTGTTAGAACTTAACTGTATTTCTGTGAACAAATTTCCAGTAGATAGAAAGTTTTTCCATTTTATCTTTTTAAATAAAATCATACTATACTAACAGCCTCATTATACAAGTCAAATATCTTCTTAGTCAACTTGTCTTTGTTGACATTTTTCAATTCATAAGCATCAATATACTTCTTGAATATGTCGATAGTCGACTCTGCTTCGTTAACAATATCTTGATCGTTTTCCATATTCAAATTGAGATGATCTTCTACGATTTGGATATCTATAGGATTTTCGCTCTCTAAATTTTCGATAAACTTATCAAACCAATAATGATTTGTTTTATTTGTTACAATAACTTTAATCAAGCTTCCGGCATACTGTTTGTAATCTATTTTCTTTTGTAAGAAAGAATCGTCGGCGTCATTGTACCAAACCTTTTTGAACATTTTGAAAGAATTTTCGACGAATGTCAATTCCCTAGTATCAGTATCAAAAATATGGAAGCCACGAGGATCATCAAAATCCGACCATGTAAACTCGCCATGGCTACCCAAATAGTAAATATGACCATCAGTGGAGCGGTGATGATAGTGACCAGACATAACAATATCAAACTGATCAAAAATATCCCGATTATCGCCATGAGAAACAATAGACCCTCGATACATCTCGAAACCTTGTATTTCAAGGTGTCCCATCGCGATCTGCGCAGGTGTGGATTGTATGGCATTTATAATCTGCTTGCGATTATCGTCGCAAATCCAAGGGATGAATAGAATAGGTACTCCACCAAAAGTGACAGATTCGGCATGCTTGGTGTAAGTTTTGAAAGAAGGGTATGCATTTTCAACAAGCTCCTTAATAGCGTTAACTTCATTTGTATTTTTAAAATGAGTGTCGTGATTGCCAGCGATAAGGTGTACTTCGAGATTGCGTTCTTTAAGTTTTTCAAGAAAGTCGACCCTCATTCTACGAGCAGTGTTTATGTTAATGTACTTACGCCTATCGACAAGATCACCAAGATGAACAACAGTGTTAATACCGTTCCTGTCAATATAGGGAAAAAAGATTTCATCAAGAAACTTTTTATTGTTGTCAAGGAATGCCACATTGTCGTTTCTTACACCCCAGTGTGTGTCTGCTAAAAGAGCTATTTTCATTTATTACCTTTACAATTATCAAAATGATACCTCATCATCGCTGGTTTACCTCCACTTTTATTACAAATCGGACAAGTGACTTTTTGTTTAGGGTTTCGATTTGCCGAAACAGACATCTTCTTTTTAGTTTCTTCAGACACTTTTTGAACACCCTTTTTGCCTTTGTTCCATGGACCTTCTAACCTATTTTTTAATATCATAGTGTTTACGTTTTCAAAAACGATTGAAGGAACTTTGTGTCCATATGCAGGATGGTCTTGTCCAAATTTACCTAACATATTACGACTATGATTTTCAGCAATTTTTTGTCTTGTTTCTAAAGTTTGTGGATGCCCTCTGAAGTTAATGTTAGCCTTTCCAAAAAGCTTGTTTCCATCCTCTTCTGTCAAATTCGCAAATTGTTTATCGTTTACTACATTCCACAATTTAGAATAGTGTTGGCCAACACGAGAAATATCTTCTATGTTTTCGGATGCAAACAGAACCGTAGTTTCTACGTTATATCCATGCTCCGATATATGTTTTTTCCAATACAAACCAGAACCTCTGTATTTTTCTGGATCGTTTTTCGTATAACCTAGATACTTTAAGCCCGTTACATTATGTTTTTTTAAATACAAATAGAACATCAGTAAATCCTCCTCCAGTTCTATTTATATAATCTAGTCAGTTATTAATGCTATCTTCATCATTCAACTCTTCTGAAAACACTTCAATCCCACTAAGTTTACTAGGTTTTTTAGTTTTAGTCAACTTATTTTCAAAGTTTCTAACCACTTCATCTGAGTATTCATTTGTTTTTAATTGACCTGTAGAATGCTCCCAATGTTCTTCTAACAAAACACTGTTCTCGTAATTCTTATGCTTAATATAAGTTTGCTTTTTCTCTTTGTGTATTCTTCTAATAAAAGCATTCCAAGCAATCTGTGTAAAGTAAGCGAATGGATTATTCGTCTTGTCAGGATTAAAATTATCAACTGCAGCAACACAATCAATTATACCATCTGAAATCATATCTTGCTTATATGTGTATCCAGAAAAGTTTGGTTTCTTTGCCAGATTATTACAAATTAAAAGAATTGATTGACCGATGTACTCTGAAACCTTTGGTTTCTGTCTGTTTTCCTTAACTGCTTCTTCAACTGAGTTTTTATATTGAATCATTGCAGAATAAAGTGTCTTGTTATTGATATAATTTATTACTCGCTTTGCCATAAAATAGTCCTTTACTTAAATTCAAATTTGCGTATAATCACATGTGTCAATATGAATGCATTAGAACGTTAATGATACTTTGTAGATCTTGTAGTCGAACTTCTCTTCGTTGTAAATCTTAATTCTCTCCATGAAGTGGAGCAACGTATAGTTCTTTTTAGTTTTCCAAGAAATATCGTCAGCGATATCGAAAAGAGTAGCTTCTGATTTGGTCTCGGACTTTCTGAGTCCACGTCCAATAGACTGAAGATTTCGAATGCGAGACTTCGAAGGCGAAGCAAATATCACATTGTTGATATTAGGAATATTGATACCAGTGGAGAAAGTTCCATAAGAAGCAATAATGATATTACCCGTTCCTTGGTTTACAATTTTACGAATCTCTTCGCGTTCACTACCATCTATTCCGCCATGAACAAAATATACTTTGTCTTTTACATCTGCTTTGATTGAATCATAGAGCACTTGACCGTGTTTCTCTACAAACTGAAACAACATTAATGTATTTCCTTCAAGAGAAAGAGCAAGGTTCTTTATGAAATTGTTTCTTGCAGCTAGCTTTACAATGTAATCCATTTCTGCTTGATAGTCAGAAGAACGAGAGATCATTTGACGAATCTCGTCTGGGTAAGAAAGCACGATAGCCTTGATCCTGAAATCGGCAAGGTGCTTCTGCTCGATGAGTTCTGCCGTTGTAGTTACCTTACGGACAGGACCAAACAAACCTTCAAGTACGAGCTTATGAGTTTGAGTGCCATCAAGTGTACCAGTAAAGCCAAATCTATATTGGCAGTTTTCCAGTTTGGTCAAAATAGATGTTAGTGATTTGGCTTTGAAGTTATGAGCCTCATCGCCAATCACTACATCATATTGATCGAACCACTCTTTAGATTCTTTGTATATGCTTTGCCAAGTCGTTATCGTGACTTGGGCTTGCGACCTCTTTTCTTGCCCTGCGTAGATTTTGTGGATCCCTCTGGTCCAGCTGGACCGTTCATTGCTGGAGGAGTTTTCGGAACCGCTTCCGACCCTACGGCTCCCTGAGTCACTGCGTCTGTGATCTGATTGTTCACTGCAGTATCCGTACTCTTCGAAGTCGGATGCGAGTTGATGGACCAAAGTCGTCGTAGGAACGATAATAAGCGTTTTAGCATTGTAATACCTCATTAATAGATAGATAATAAATGACTTGCCTGAGGCAGTCGGTGATAATAATAAAGCCCGACGTTCTCGTACTGCATGTACGAAAGCATCGAGCTGGTAATCTCTTGGTTTAAATTTGTTTGGTATACTTAAAGTTTCGATAAACTTTTTAGCTTCAATCAAAGAAAATTCATCAGAACTAAAATCTGTTTCGTATTCTATTTCATAATTTCTAGACTTGCAAAATTCTTCAACGTAACGATTTAATCCACCGTATAAAGTGCAAGTAATTAAATTGAAAAGTCTTATTTTGCCATCCCAAACTTTGTTTCGAACAGCTGGCATAAATTTAGCTCCTGGAACTTCAAACGTAAAATACGTATTTAATTCCATAGCTATAGAAGGTTCACAATCAATCTTATTATAAACTTCGTTAAGTTTTCTTATTCTTACAGTTTCCATTATGAACCATTTGTAAATTTAACCCATTCAACATACACTTTGAGGTTGTAACCTCTATTCATTATAGTCTTGATTATTGACTCTAGAAGTTCTATTTTTTCTTGTTGCAATCCAATTCTAAGAGAAAGGTTTATTATATCTTGGTCTGCATCCATATACATTGGAATGTCAGCTTTAAGTATAAGACCTTTAGAAGGAAGCTTCCAACCCTTTTCTTGAGTTTCTTCGTTTGGACCCTGAGTGTAAAACTCGTACTTGTCTAACCTAAGCTTCTTTAAATCAGACTCGAATTTTCTAAGCGAAAGTCTTTCTGAAGAAAGAATCTGAAAGTATTTATGATGAAGCTTGGCTATTTTAAGAGCCTCTTCTCCAGGCTCGGTCTTGTCGATTTCAGCATCAACTTTCCAAAGCTCGTGTATTTCTTCAATTTTCATTTCAAGATCTCTAAATTATTAATAGAGTATATAATACTGCAGTAACGAATAAAAGTAAAGTTAAATATTAGTAATTGTATAGTAGCTATACTTAAAAGTTGAAGAAGCTTCGATATAGTTTACGCTGTTATCAGTTGTATTAAAAACAAGTTGACTGAGGTCTACAGGAAATGCATCAACAAAAGTAATATCATAATTTGGCATTTTTGTACTTGATAAAATCATTAATGAAATATCAGAGTAAATACCATCACCCGAAGTTAAGGGTTGATCTTGAATAGTTTTATACTGTTCAAAGTTTTCTGGTTTACCAAGGGCGATCAACCAGTTATAAATTTCAAGGTAATTCTTTAGCTCTTCATCAACTTTAAATGTAATTGTGAGATCGCCAAAATTAACG